ACAACCCCAGAATGATTCCGATCAATGTCATCATGCGTTTCATTGATTTTAATCAGTTTTTTGTTAAAGACAGATTTTGTACCGACAAAGAATTTGCCAGTCGCAGGATTTGTGCCCCACACGATAGCAGGAGCACCATCAATTTTCACGGAAAGATCACCATCAGAAAGCAACCAATCCAGTGCAGTCAGATCACCCGAAAGGATAGAATCTTCGGGGTGTTGGAGATGTGTGTTTTTCATGTTCCTAATATGGCATAAAAAAAGGGGTTTCGCAACCCCCTGTGTGCAACTTGTTAAACTGTCACAATTATACTTCGTCAATGTAAATCAATTTGTTACCCTCTTCATCACCAAATTCAGGAAGTGAAGTCCAAGTAATACCAGGAGCATTATGTTCTTCAAAAAGTTTCTTACCTGCCTCATATTGTAGTCTGAGAGCAGCAACAACATCTTTCCTCAGATTCTTACGTTTTTCGCTACGATTAGACTTATCAATCTTTGCAGTCTTAGCATTATCATTTGCACCAACAACAATCATCGGTGTTGGATTGTCACTACAAACATTTACGGCAATCTTTCTGGCGATAGCAAGTGCATTAGCACCCTGATCAATGGCAGTATATACTTTTACTCCTTGATCAGTCAGATAATCAATATTTTTGTCCTTACAAGAGGACCACTTTGTGTACTCTTTAACGAACAAATCCATAGATTCAGCATCATGACGTTTTCGTTCGACTTGATAAACATTTTCCCGCTCAAGTTGACGAACAAGACAATCACGACGTTTGAAATGTACGTTGTAAGAATCAACTTCAGTTTCCATCAATCCACGTCGTTGATCTTCTGGAGCGTTGTTAATACGTTGAGCAAGGGCACTATTTTCATCATCCATTTCTTGTTTAATAGATTGAACAATGTCATTATCTGTCGTTACGTTAAAAGCATATTGCCGCTGATTTCCAATCGCTACCGCCCATTTACGAAGTTTGTTGAGCGGAATATCAACAACCCATGCAATAATGTAATCTTCACCAGCAGCGATTGCGGACTTAACTCTGTGAGTCAGGTTTGCAATTCCATAACGTCGTTCTACCCCACGAGTGCTAAAACTCTGCCCCCGATAATTCTCTGGGAGAGGAAATACTGCACCTTGAAGCAACCTTGGATTCCACTTCTTGTTGGCAATATCAGAGGAGATCTGATCTACAACTTCATGATCAATATCCTGATCTGCACGGGTTTGAAAACCTCGCGGACGAACTTTCCCATCTTTACCAACAATTTCTTCAAGTTGATGAATTTCTTCCAACCAAATTAGTTGAGGTTTCTCTTCCACAAGAGAACCAAATCCTTTGAGTAAATGATGAATAGGTTCGGTCTGGGCGCGACACTGAGCGAGAAGATCTTCATTAAAGCACTTGTTAGGATCAACAGGTGGTCTAGTCACAGCGACGTTAAAAGTGTTGTTCAAAGTTTGATCTGTTGGCATCGTGTAAGTTTTATTTTTATATTTGAAGGATTCGCAGGATGGAAATACTTTGTAGTTTCGATGAGATTTGAACTCTGGAAGATTTGTCCCAATGTAATCATGAATGCCTTCTTCTATGAACTTAATGGCATTTAACTTTTGACCCGCTTGAGAAAGATTCAGAAGGGCAAAATTAATTTGTTGTTGATTTTTCCAATCTACACAGCAATTTGGATTAATTTCACCATATTCATTAAGACCGTTGTCAGTTACATCGCTCAACCATCTTTCTTGATTAAAATTAAGTACGCATTCTGAGTCATTGACGATGTGCCAATTTTTTTCTTCAATAAACTCTAGGAGACAGTCAATAATATCATCATGCTTAAGTGATGTCAGGACTGCCATTGTTGGTCTGTCGGATTGTTTGGATTCTTGGGATTGCATGGATTCGTCTTGTGAATTTACATCTTATACCATCATGGAGTCGATGTCAACCCCCTGATTCTGGATTCTTTCCTCTGCAATCTTGAAGTATTCTGGATCAAATTCCATTCCAATAAATTTACGGTTTTGTTTTACAGCAGCAACACCAGTTGATCCTGATCCCATACAATTATCCAGAACAATTTCACCTGGGTTAGAGTAAGTCTTGATCAACCATTCCATTAACGGAACTGGTTTTTGTGTGGGATGAACTTGTTGCTGAGCACTGAAATCTCTGGAGATATTGAGAACAGACTTAGGATAACGTGTTCCTGTGTTCTCAAATCCTTTCACGGGTTTCAAACCATAACCATGAGGATTTCTCTTGCTAACATATCCTTCAGGGTTTTTACTTTGTCTCTTAAATGGTTCTCCCTTTTCCATTTGTGGATTGTATGTGCCACCAGATGTTTTGTAGAAGATGAGAATGTTCTCATGTGTTTTCATTGGTCTATACTTAGCAAGACCAGGAGATCCACATTTATTCTTATTCCAAATCAACTCATATCTGAACCATTTAAGATTAGAACAGATCAACTGTGCAGTGAATGGTTGAGACCCAAACAAAACAATCACACCCTTTGGTTTAAGGATACGATCATATTGTTCCCACATTTTATCATAATCTAAAACTTCATCCCATTTGATGCTGGTGGTGCCGTATGGTGGGTCGCAACAAATAAGATCGATGGATTTATCCTCAATATCATCCATCAATGAAAGACAATCACCTAATTGTAAATCATAGTTGTTCAAATCCATCATGTGCAGTTATCTTTTTGCGTACAGATTCCTTGTAACATCCTACCAGAAAATCATATGCTTGTCCATAGTCACGTTGCACAGGTTGAGTATTATCTGCCCACTTAATTTGAAATGGCAGGTTGTTACCATTAGGTGTCAATTTTTGAAGGGACTTCAAACTTTGCAGATAAACTTTAGAAGTATTTTTATCAACAACGATGATATAATAATCTCGATTATTCTCCTTTCCACTGTGGTTCTTCAAAGCATTTTGAAACTTTTTCCAAGAAGTTGTCACAACTTCATCTTCAGGCAAATCAGTCAAAGCATACAGAATTGCTGCTTTTGCAGAAAAGTTATCTGATGCCTTTTTCAAAAAATCAGAAGATTTGATGTTAAGAGGAAATCCAAACAATTTGATGTCCCACCAAAATCGTGCCGGTGGTTTCTCTACATTTTCCACACCAAATTTTTTGATAAGAAGATCAATGACAGTATCTTCGTCAGTGATACTATTAACGCGACCGTCTTCATGATCCTCACTGATGGTAACAAGACCAGAGAGATATTCAACTGCTTCAATGAGTTTGGTGGGAAAGGTCATTTGCCTCCTTTGACTCTCCTAATATACATGAAATTGCACCCCATAACAAGTGGGGTGTGACACTTATTATCTGTCACACAGGCAACCGTGCCACCGATCTTTTCTTTCTATATTTTTCTATGAAATTACGAGCACTAATTGAGTTTCTGCATTTTTTTAGTTGTTTCCCTTGGTGGATGACCATAAGAGCATTGCCGCAAGGGACAGCAGCATAAAAAGAATTTATATCATTCCAGTCCCCAACAATGAACCCTAGTGGACCACATTTAGGGTCAAGGATGTTGCTGTTAGTCGGTTGCTGACTATTCATTTCCAGTTTTCCATAAATTCATCTAAAGTGTAACCATCACCCGTGCAAGTTTCTTCTATCAACTCTTCCAAAGAATAGTTTTGAAGTTCTTCACGATATTCTTCTGTGGTTTGATCATTCTCTGGATCAAAATCATCATGGCAGAGATAATCCCACTCTGCACATAATGCGTTGATAAGATCTGCTCTTGTATAATTCATCGACGAATCTCACTGATAGCGGGTTGCCCTTGATTGAACACGACATCAACAACTGCCTGCACTTTCTTGGCAGTGCTGATACCAACCGTGTCATAGGTAGGAATACAAACAAGACCAAAAGTCTTCTCAGTGCTACCCAAACGAATCACACGACCGATCGACTGACTAATGTCGATGTAACTCATGTTACGCATGAAGATAACAGATTCAAGTCCGCTGACGTTGATACCTTCAGACAGAATAGAGTGGTGGATAACTACAAACTTCTTGGTGCCATCTTTGCC